TTACGTGACTCAAAAATTGTGATAGTACGTCTTTTCTGTACAGCCACATACACGGAAACCCTTCAATCATTTCGCCAATATGTTGATCTTCTGGTATGTAATGAGGAAGGATTTTAAGAAGGTGTGGGTATCTGCTCCAGTTTTCTTTCCCAATATCCTTATAGGAGTTTTTCTTTAGCCATGAAGCTGGGTCATACAGTCCGAAAGTATTACAAAGAAACCTCCGAAAATATGTAGAACCACTTCTGCTCGTTGCAATCAGACCTATTCGCATGTTATATATATTTATTATGGAAGAAATTAACTTGGATACATATGAGTGCATAGAATCTTCTTTTGAAGAAATATATGATGTTTGGTATGATCATCTTTGGCCAGGCAGAATCAGTAAAATAGAATCTATGAGCAGCTTATATTGGGAATCTCCAAGGACTATAACTAAAGATAAAACCATTTTTAAGAAATATTCTCCAAAATTTTGGGTCGTAAAACATGGAGATGAAATTTTAGCAGTGAATAGTGGGTTTAAAACGGAAGAGAAAATTTATCGTTCTAGAGGATTATTTGTTCATAAGGACTATCGTGGCCAAGGCCTTTCTGCAATATTGCTTAGACAGGCCATTTTACAGGGTAAGAGAGAAGATTGTCATTGGATATGGAGTATGCCACGTAAGAAAGCTCTCCCAGCATATCAGAGAGTTGGGTTTAAAAAACGAGGAAAATGGTTAGATAAAGAAGTGGAGTTTGGTCCAAATTGCCTAGCAACGAGGCAGTTAATTTATAAATAGATGTAAAGGAAGACAATATGGCCACACCTACAACTAAAGCTACTTTTAAATCTTATTGTCTACGGGCTCTTGGTGACGGAGTAGTAGATATAAACGTGTCTGATGATCAGTTGGATGACCGTGTTGACGAAGCATTACAGTATTTCGCAACATATCATTATGATGGTATTGAAAGGATGTATCTTAAACATCTCATTACAACGGCTGAAGTATCAAGAGCACGTGATAATTCGAGCACAACTGGTACTGATACAGTAGATACTGATATTACTGCGACTTGGAAAGAAGGAACAAATTTTATCCCTATACCTAGTGCTGTAATATCTGTGTTGAATGTGTTCCCTCTCAGCGACACTGGAAGTGGGAGCAGTAATATGTTTGACCTCCGTTATCAGTTGCGATTGAATGATCTGTTTGACCTCTCTTCAACATCCATAATGAATTATCAAATGACTATGGATAACCTTGATCTTATACAGCATATTCTTGTGGGAGAAACCCCTATCAGATTTAATCAGCACCAAAATAGGTTATATCTTGATATGGATTGGGAAAATGATATTACTGCTGATGTGGATTATGTTGTTATAGAATGCTGGAGAAAATTAGACCCGACAACCTATACAGATATCTATGATGATATGTACTTAAAAAGATATGCTACTGCACTAATCAAAAAACAATGGGGCCAAAATCTTTCAAAATTTAGTGGTGTTGCTTTGTTGGGTGGGGTCACTATGAATGGGGAAACTCTTTATACACAAGGAGTGGAAGAACAAACTACTCTTGAAAATCAGATGCAAGAGTCTTTTGAAATCAGTCCAGCATTTTTGGTAGGATAATTTATGGCTGTCAACAAACATTTTCATACAAGTGGTGCTCTGGCTGTTTCATCAGAGCAAAATTTATATAGAGATTTGGTTACTGAAGCCATACAAATTCATGGCCATGATGTCTATTATTTGGACAGAACACTTGTAGCAGAAGACACAGTATTTGGAGAAGATAGTCTTTCAAAATTTCAATATTCTGCTCCCATAGAAATGTATATGGAAGATGCAGAAGGGGGATTTGCTGGCGAACGTGAAATGATGACACAGTTTGGTTTGCAGAATCTAAGTGAAGCAACCTTTGTTGTAGCAAAGGAAAGATTTCAAGGAAAAACTAAACAGGTTCAAATTGAAACAAGCACTGATACTACAGGAGGCTCCATATTAGTAGAATCTGGAACTATAGATAGTGATTATAAATTAGAGGGAAGTGTCTTTTATATTTTATCAGAAACAGATGCAACTGATTCGGATAGACCATTAGAGGGAGATGCTATATATCACCCGACTCTTGGGAAATTATTTGAGATTAATTTTGTAGATCACGATGACCCTTTTCATCAGTTGGATAACAATCCTGTTTATAAATTACGTTGCCGTCTGTTTGAATATGATTCACAAGCATTGGATACTGGTGTTTCTGCGATTGATGCAATAGAAGATGCTTTAACAACTCAAGCCCTAATTTATCAGTTTACGTTAGAACAATCTTCTGCTGTAAATGAAGATATAAGATTAGAGTGGGGCCACTCGGCAGATGCTGGTCTTGTTATAGACGAAACCGATGGTGATAATATTATCGGACAAGATGATACAACGTCTGTAGGCGAAAGCGTTCTGCTTGAAAATGGTTCTTTCCTCTTGAATGAGGAATATATAATAGGGGATATGGATCAAGACAAGACTGCTCAAAATGAGCTCTTTGACGAATTAGATGACACAATATTAGATTTCTCCGAAACTAATCCATTCGGTGATGCTGGGAGTACATAATGCTAGGACAACAATTTTACCATGAAACGACACGTAAAGTAGTCGTTGCCTTTGGAACTATGTTTAATGACATACATTTAGTTCGTAAGGACAATGATGGAAGCATCGTACAGACGATGAAAGTTCCATTAGCTTACGGGCCAAGACAGAAATTTCTTGTTCGTTTGCGAGAAGATGCAGACCTTACTAAACAGGTTGCAGTAACCTTACCTAGAATTGGTTTTGAGATTACAGGATTAAGTTATGATCCAGGCAGAAAATTAAATCGTGTACAACAATTCAAAAAAGTTAAAGGAAACAAGTCAGAACAACTTGATACACAGTATATGCCTGTTCCTTATAATGTTGATTTTGAACTTTATATTTTATCTAAACAATCAGATGATGCGTTGCAGATTGTAGAGCAAATTCTTCCATATTTTCAACCTGACTATACAGTAACTATTAATGATAATACTGATATGGGAATTAAAAGAGATGTTCCTGTAATTTTAACCAGTGTTGGTTATACGGATGATTATGAGGGAGAGTTTACAGCTCGACGGGCAATTATATATACCTTGAACTTTACTGCAAAATTTTATCTGTATGGTCCTGTTACATCTACTAAGGTTATTAAGACAGTACAGGCTGATCAGTTTACAGATATGCCTGATAAATCTCCAAAACGTGAACAGAGATTTCTTGTTTCTCCATCTCCAGCGACAGCTGATGCTGATGACGATTTTGGCTTTAATGAAACTACTTCATTCTTCCAAGATGCATCAGTGTTTAATCCAGTGACAGGTGAAGATGAAAGGGCACCATCAGAAGGCACTGATTAATGTCCAAGGAATTAATAGATAAAGAACTCGGCGTAATACAAACCCCCTTGCAAGAAATACCTTGGGAGGGTGATGAAAATCAGTGTGTGCCATACAAAAGCAACGGCGAAGAAGATATAGAGAAAGATTATGAATATCAAAGAGAAAACTTCTACAAGTTGGTTGAACGGGGTTCCATCGCTATTGACGGGATACTTGAGCTCGCCAAAGAGGGAGAGCACCCCAGAGCATATGAAGTGGCAGGACAACTCATCAAAAATGTTGCAGAGGTTACTGAAAAACTTGGAGATTTACAAGAGAAAATGAAACGGCTAAAGGAGGTGCCAGATACAGGACCGAAAAGTGTTACTAATGCACTGTTTGTAGGTTCTACTGCTGAATTGCAGAAAATGATAAAAGAAAAGTAATACATAAAGGAGTATATTATGGTTAGATTTATGCAACCACAGTGGTTTGAACGTATCCCACGCACAATAGCAAAAACGATCACATGGCGTAGCTGGATGATGGTAACTAATAGTGTTATCGGTTGGATCGTTACAGGCGATCCTTGGAAGGGCCTTGCAGCAGGATTACTGGCGCTTGTTATTAATAGTACATTATATATTTTACATGAGAGGCTTTGGAACAGATTCGACTGGGCAAAGAAACAAACTACGGAGTCGGACAAAGTTTTGTTATAAATAATAAAAAGGAGAAAATAATGA